CCCCGCCGTCGCCGTTTTGTCCACCGTACCGGATTGACCAGCGGCGGGATGGCAGGTGATCCGCCCGCGCCAGGGATAGGCGGGCTGGCCGGTGCCGCCATAGGGGTTCGGCAGCGCGTTGCCGGCGGGCACGTCCATAAACACGAAGGGGTAGAAGACAACCGCATAACCGCGGGCTTTCAGATCGCGGATGGCGCGCACGACCGTATCGTCCGACGGCGTGCCGCCATAGGCAGGCTTGCCCGAGCTGAGCGACATGACGAGCGCGCCGGAGCGGGCAAGGCCGTGCACCATCCAGGCATCGGGCGTCGTCACTTTATTCGCGACTTCGACCTTGGGGCGGATCGTGCAGGAGCCGCAGCGCAGATCGTCGCCGAACCAGCCGACCACCAGAAACACGGTATCGACGTTCGGCAGCGAGGCTTTCAGATCATCGAGCGCGACCGACCAGTCGGAGGTTGAGCGCCCGGCGCTGTCGTTCTCAGGCGTGGTCGAGCCCCCGCCCAGATCGCGCTTCTGGACCGTGGTGTCATAGGTGCGCTCACCCGCGCCCGGGATCATGGTCACGGCGCGCACGATGGTCTCAAGACTGTCGCCGGATGTGGATAAGACGCGCCGGAACACCTCGAAGGTCAGCTGCGGCAGGCGGTTGCCGAACTTTTCGAGCGCGAGATTGTCGAAGACGACATAGGCGGTGCCGCGATAGGCGGGTGCATTACCGGTGCCTTCCACACCTTCGATCAACGGATCGAGCGACTGGCTCGTGGTGCCGCGATAGACCCGCATGGTGATGCCCGCGAGCGAAAGCGGCTTGCCGTCGGCCCAGATGCGGCCGATCCGGTCGATCGGTCCTTCACAGAGTCCGACCGCGAAGTTCGCGAAATAGGAATAGGTCGTGGACGTGACCGATCCGCCGCCGCCACCGCCGCCCTTACCGCCCCCGGAGCGTTGCGTGGTCGTGGTCGCCACTTCCTTGAACTTGGTCGCCCAGATGATCTGGCCCGCGATCCGCACCCGGCCGGCGATCTCGGGGATCGCCGCGCCTTCGGTCGAAGCCTGAACCTGCAAGCTGTCGAGACGCGGCCCTTCCTGCGTCGTGTTGCCCACCGACGGGCCGAACAGCCGGTTGTCGATGAAGCTGCCGACAGCGGTCGCGGCCGCCGCTGCCGCGATCTGGACAAACGCCGAGGCGCCCGCCGTCAGCGCCGAGGCCGCGGCGGTGAGGAGCAGAACAGCCATGGTGGATCAGATCGCGGGAAAGTGGAAGGCGAAGCGCAGACGGTTGCGCCACCACGGCACGAGCGAGACCTCCGCCACCGGATGGGACTCGATGGCGTGGATCATGCGATCACGCGCGACGAGGATCGCGCAATGCTTGGCGGGCGCGTTGTCGTTGATGGCGAAGAGCAGGAGATCGCCGGGCTCGAAGGCATCGAGCGCCAGCGGGATCATGTGGCGGCCGGCGGCATCGGCCAGCGTCTCTTCTCGCAGCGTCTCGGCCCAATCACGCGAATAGGCGGGGGGGTGTTCGGGATCGGCGCCATAGACTGCGCGCCAGACGCCGCGCACGAGACCAAGGCAATCGCAGCCGACGCCCTTGAGCGCCGCCTGATGGTGATAAGGCGTGCCGATCCAGGCGCGCGCTTCGGCGATGATGGTCTCCCGGATCGTCATGTGATCTTGCCGCCGTCGTTTCCGGCGCCCTGGTTCGGATAGGACATCGCGAAGTCGGTGCCCGGCATGTGCGGGAAGCCGCCGAAGTTGATCGTGTTGGCGAAGCGATCCCGGCAGGTGGCAAAGGTGCGGTCGCAGCCCGCCGTGGCGCTGAACGTGTCGCCGACCACCACCGGCGTGCCCATCGGCAGGGCAATGGCGATCCGCGAAACGCCAGCGCTGGAAGAATGCGCCTTGATCTCGACTGCGAGGCCGTTGTTCACGCCCGAAGTCCAGATCAGCTTGCCGCGTGTGAGCACACCTGACGCGACGCCGGAGAGGCCGGAGGCGAGGAACTCGAAAGCGTCGAGAACCTGCGTCACCGCGCCAGTGCCGTTGCGCCCGGCCGCGTTGAGGTCAATCCCGCAGCGGGCATCGCCCAAGTCCCAGGCGCAGGAGCGCTGGAAGATGCGGCCTGCCGGCTGATCGAGCTTGGCGGCAAGGCCGCGCAATTCGGCGGAGAAGGCGAGCTTCCCGCGCGCGACCTGTCCGAGATTGCCAGCGCGCAGGATCACGCGCTGGGCCACGTCTGCCCGATTGACCAGATAGATCGTGACGGCGGCATCGTCGTAGCGCCCGCCATGGAGATCGTCCTCGGTGAGCGCATCGGAGGACAGCGCGCCTTGCACATCGAGGTTTGAAACGGCCAGGCCAAGTTGGCCTTCGATGGCGGTCGCGGTGAATCCAGACGCCGCCTTATAGGTGATTGCATCGAAGACGAGATCGCGGTCGAAGTCGGTGAAGCCCATCACCACCCCGTCGCGGCGATCCACACGCCAGCAGCGGCACAGAGTCGTGAGCCCGCCCGCAACGTGGGTTGCAAGCGCGGGAGAGAGGGTTTTCATTCGAGGACTTCCACGAGGTCGATATTGTTGACGATCTGCAAGTCCCAGGCGTTCGCCTGAACCGGCAGGCTGTCGGTGTCGAAGCGGACGGGCACGTCGAACTGGAACGAGGCGGTCGGCGCCGATCCCGGCGCGGAGGCGAAGGTGATCCGGCCCGTCAGCGTGTCGATTGCGGCAGGCGTGACCGGGCTTCCGGCGATCTTGACCGTGACCGATCCGGCAACCGGCTTGGTGATCGTGCGGACGTGCTCATAGCCCGAGCGGTTATAGCGTTTGACGATCTGCCAGACAGTTGGCGTGATCTGCACCATCGGCTGATCGGCGGCGTCGAAATCGTTCCAGTCTTTGAAGCGGAACGAGTAAGCCCGGCCCTTCACGACATGGAAATGCGCGATCACCGCCGCCATGTCGGCGCGGCTGCGGATACCGGTCGAGATGTTCCAGCGGCCCCGGGCTTGCGACCAGTTGACGTTGCGCTGCTCCGCGCCCGAGGCGAGCGTGACGATCTGGGTCGAAAAGCCCGGCCCGCCCGTCGCGCCGCGCCCGACCGAGCCGGGGAAGGCGATATCGAGGAACGGTTGCGGCATCACATTCCTCGCATGCCGGAGCGAACGGCGCGGGCGAGCCCTGCCGCGATCTGGGTGCGGCTGGCGTCGAAGGCGGTCGGGTTCGGCGTCTGGATTGTGACGTTGACGACCGCGCCGCTGGATCGCGGATCGCCGCGTTCATAGGCGCGCGCCTCCTTGCGGTTCAGCACGCGCTCGCCGCGTTGCAGGATCGCCGGCACCTCGTCGGGCTTGAGATAGGCGCCGTCATGGAAGCGCGGCGCTGCGGCGAAGACGCCTGCCGGAACCATGCGGCCGACGCCCCCCGCGCCGACCAGCCCGCCGTCGTGGAACAACCGCGAGAAGATGCTTCCGAGGATGCCGCTGCCTTGCCCGAAGGTCGGCAGGTTCGAGCCAATGAGCAGGTTCTTCAGCGGATTGAGCAGCGCGAGCTTGATCATCTCGCGGTTCAGATCTTGAAGGGCGAGGTGTCCCGCATCGGCCCAAGATTTCCAGTCGAGTTTGCCCTGCGCTAGCACATCGGCGAAGCGATCGAGCGCGGAACCGACAGCGGACTCGATCGCGCGATAAGCAGCGTCCTGCCGCTGAAGCTCCTGCGTCAGCCGTTCGACCTTGCCGGCGTTCTCGACGATGGCGCGGCCCTCTTCGCTCGCAAGATCGATCCCGCGCGAGCGCAAGCCCTGCTCGGCGCGCAGCTGGGCGATGATGACCGAGCGCTCGGAAGTGCTCTGGCCTATCAGGCCGATCTGGCGTTGCAGAAGGGTGATCTCGTCCTTCTGGTTTTCGACGGGCTCGCGGCCGGCAAGCTGCCGGTTGAGTTCGTCGATGCGCCGGGCGTTGCCGATGGCGGATTGTCCTTCCGGGCTTGCCGCATCGATCCCGCGCTGGCGCAATTGCTGGATGGCGCGAAGGGTTGCCAGTTCCTCCGAGCGCTTGGCGACGGATGCGCCGACAAGCGCGACCTGCCGTTCCAGCAGGGTGATTTCGTCGCGCTGGTCGCGCAGTTGCTCCTGGCCGCGCAGCGTCCGGTTCAGGACTTCGATCTGGCGCGCCGAGTCGATATAGGTGCGGGCTTCCGCGCTCGCGAGATCGACGCCGCGACGGCGAAGCTCCTGTTCGGCGCGCATCACGGCCAGCGCATCGCCGCGCGCCGCGACGGTCGCATTGATCAGCGCCACCTGCCGCGTGAGAAGTTCGATCTCGCGGCGGCGATCCTCGTTTGCGGATAGGGTCTGCGCGCGTTCCTGTTCGACGAAGAGCCGACCATAGGCTTCGCGCATCCGCTCGATGATGCGGGTGAGCGTTTCCTTCGCTTCGCCTTCGGCCAGCGCCTGTGCCGTCAGGAGCGGGCGAATCGCCTGCTCAACCTGCATCACCTGCTGGGCTTTGGCCGAAGCCAGTGAGCCTGCCGCCACCGCATCGTTGACGCGCTTCTGGGCAGATGCCTCCGCCGTAAGATCGGCGACTTGCCTCGCGGCGGTCGCGGCCTGCTCGGCGATCCGCTCGCGCAGCGCCTGGCGGGCGCGTGCTTCGGCATCGATGCCTTCGCGCGCCTTATCGATCAGGCCGGTCTTGCGGGCTTCCGCGCGCTCGGCCGCCGAGGCGCTTTCGAGATAGGCGTTCGCCAGCGCCAGCGTCGAACGGATCGACACCTCCGTGACCGAGGATTGTGTGACGACGGCCTGCGTCGCCGAATCGACCGCCGGTCGGAAGCGGGCCAGTTCAGCCGTCACGCGCCGGTAGGCGGCTTCGACTTCGGCGACATCGTTGAGTTTCGAGCGCGTCAGCGGATCATCGAGCGCCGCGCGTAAGGTCGCCTGTTCACGGCGCAGGCGTTCAAGATCGCGCGCACCGGGGATGATATCGCGGGCCGCTTCACCCGCTCGAACCGAAAGCTCATTCGCCCGGGCGTCGGCCGCGAGTTGCGCGGCGCGGCGCTGTTGATCGGCAAGCTGCGCTTCGATCTCGGCGATCCGACGCTCGACCTGCGGCAGCATCAGCGGCACGACATTGCCGCGGATGTTCTCGCGCAGCCGATCCCGCTGCCACTTCAGAAGATCGAGTTCTTCGGACGGATTGCGGCCATCGACGGCGCGATCCACCGCCTTGCCGATGGCGTCGAAAGCGTTCGAAGCCTGCCGGGCGACATAATTCCAGGCACGGCCGAAGGCGTTGGTCGCCTGTTCGGCATCAGCCAGCGCCGGGACGAGCGCGTTCAGGAGAACCCGCTGCGCCTCGGTGCGATTGTTCTGATCGACCAGCGTTCGGATATACTGGCGCGTCCGGTCGTCGAGGAAGGCGAGGCGGGCATTCAGTTCGTCGGCGCCGCGCACCGGATCGGCGAGCGCGGTTGCGAGCTGTTCGGCGCCGGCCTTGGTTTCGACGCCCATCGTGACGGCGAAGTTGCGGGCGATGCCGATCGCGCGGCCCATTTCTTCCGCCCCGATCTTGCCGGTGCGCAGGAAGGCGACTTCCATCTCGCGCGCGGCGGTGACCGAGACCTTGCCGGTTTCGGCGGCGCTATGGGCGACCCGCTCAAGCTCGGCGGCGGTCGCGCCCGAGGCGCGGCCTGCGCCCATGAGCGCCGTGGTGACGGCGCGCGTCGATGCATCGTTCGCCACCCAGGCGGCGGTGAGGCCGACGGCCGCGACGGCGACGCCGGCAACGATCCCGCCGACAACCCCGAGCGCCGAACCGAAGGCGGCGAGCGTTCCGCGCAAGCCGCCGAAGGCCTGCGTCACCTGACCGCCCTGCTGCATGAGGATGGTCATCGGCGAGATACCGGTCGACATCGACGCCACCACGTCGTTGAACGTGTATTGCAGCGTCAGAAGCTGGTTGCGGGTGAGGCCGGACGCACCGCCCACTCCCTTGATCGCCTGCGATGTCTGGTCGAAGCGCTGCTTCGCCAGCGCCTGCGCAGCGGTATGCTCAGCCGAGGTGATTGCGCCACGCTTGGCGAGCGTGGCGTATTCGGCGAGTTCCTGGTTGAGGCGGGCCTGCGCCGCGCCGAGCGGATCGATCGCGGCGCGCAGCGCATTCGCCCGAGCCGCGAAGCTTTCGGCTTCCCGTGCCGCTTCCTCGAAGACGCTCGCCGAGTCGCGGGCGGATTTGGGGATCGGGCGGTCAACGTTCAGAACAGTGTTGAACCGCTTCTGCGAGGCGTCGGCTTCGCCCGCCATACGCGCCGCTTCGGCCAGGCGCTTCAACCGCGCGACCTCGCGATCGGTTGCCGCGCCAGAGCGGTCCATCGCCTTTTCGACCGAGCCGAAGGCCGACTGACCGGATTGCCCGACTTCCTCGAAGGCGCGCTTGATCTCCGCCTTCCCCTCAACGCCGAGGCGGATGGAGACGTTGGTGGCGCTCATGATGGATCAGCGTTCCGGCGATAGGCGTTGACGACGATGGGTTCGATCTCGGGCAGGACATCGACGAGAAGCAGGTTGAGCGCGCCCATGGCATGGGCGAGCATCAGGATCGCCCCGAAATCGAGCGCATAGACGCCGCCCATGACCGCCCGAACCTGGCCAGCCGAACGGCGGATCACTGCCCACGCCAGCATTCCCTCGGAAGTCTCGGGTTCGTGCTCATCATAGGGACAGCCCGAACAGCGCAGCGGACAGGCGGCGCAATAGCTTTCGCCGCCGTCGAAGTGCCACTCCGCGAGGGCGATCAGACGTTTTTTTCGTACGAAGCCGTCAGCGCCGGACCGACATAGAGACGATCGATGGCGTCGAAGGCAGGCCAAAGTTCGAGCAATTGCTCGATGGCCTCCTTGTCGGGATCAACCGGCTTGCCCTTGGTGTCGCCGATGCCCTCCCAGGCGACAATGCCGGTATGGGCGAGGGCGCGGGTGAAGGCCGCGCCCGCCTCGATCGTGGCCTGTTCGCCGCCAGTTTTCAGCGCTTCACCAGCAGCGCCGCGCGCGATCAGCATTGCGGCGACCGAGACGGGGCGGAACTGGATGCGCACGCCGGGCAGCACGTCGAGCCAGAAGGGTTCGGCGGACACGGGTTCGAGCTTGAGCATGGTGGCTCCTTGGTTTGGATGGCGGGTTGCGGGGAAGGAAAAATCAGTAGGAGGCCACGTCGTTGGTCAGAACGACGGTGCAGGTCTTGTTCAGCACGGGATCGAGCGCGGCCTGCCAGGCGAAGGGCATCTGAATGCCGCCCGGCCCCTGAATTTGCCGGTTGCCGCGCGGCAGGAAGACCCGATGCGCGGTGACGAGCAGTGACCGGCTGGCGTCGATGGTCCAGCCGAAGGCGATCTCGCACGGCGTGCGGGCGGTCGCCTGATCGAGCAGGCTCGTATCCTGAAACCGCGCATTGAGATTGCCCGAGCATTTGACGATGCCGGGATCGATATCGGCAATGCGCCCGTCGGAACGGATGACCTCGATCTTTTCGAGGTTGTTCGAATACATCAACTCCGCCGAGACGATGTTGCCGAGCACCGCGCCGTTGCGGGTGATCGATCCCTGAAACTGGCTGAACCGCTCGACATCGAGCGCGGTCGGCGTGCCTGCGCCGGTGGTGACAGCCGTTGCCTCGCCTTGGGCGATCACGTTGACGGTCGCCGAAAGAAGCCCGGAACGCTGCGCCTGGATCGAAAGGCTGTTCGCCCGCGCGCCGTAGTTCATCCCGAAGAACGGCACGTCTGGAAGGCCGACCTCGATCGACATTGATGGCAGGGTCTGCGTGCCGGAGACGAAGGTGTGGCCGTTCGCCCCGCCGGTGAGCGTCGCGCCGGAAAGGGTGATGCGCGCTGCGGCGTTGGTGGACAGCGCACGCGCGTTGCCGGCGAGACCGAGCGCCTTCGCGGTTAGATTGACCACAGCGCCGGTGGCCACAGCCGCGACGTTGGCGCTCGGATTGATGATCGCGGCCATGGCGGGCGCCGTGGCGGCGGCGTTCGCCCCGATGTTGAATTGCTGGCCGGTCGCGCCGGAGGCCACGGCCGTATATACCACGCCGTCCACGGTCACGGTGTCGTTGGCGATCAGGTTGGCGAGCAGCGTCAGCGAGCCCCTTGCGGCGACCGTCGCAACCGTGGTCGGATTGCCGAAAAGGCCCTTCAGCCAGAACCCGATGTTACGGTGATCCATCGGAACGACAATGTCGCTCTCGTTCGACACCACGTCATAGGCAGGCGTCAGCGGATCGCGGCCATAGCCGAGCAGATCGCTTTCGATCAGGGATTGCTCTTCGCCGAGGTTGGCGGAGACGAAGGGCAGCTTGCGAAAGCCCGTGCCGGGCGTGACGCCATAGGTGGCTTCAAACACCGCAGCCATGACGGCGTTGGCGCCGCGTGCGCGTGCCATGGGAATACTCCTGTCGTTGTTGGTTCAGTTCCGGAGCCCCGAGCGCGGTCGAAGGCCGTCGATCAGTTCCAAAGGTCCGAGCGAAGTCGAAGGACCGTCGATCAATTGAGAGGATCGGTCGTCGCGTAGACGGCGAGGATCGCGAGATCGGCGAAGCGTCCGGGCAAGGCGCCAAGTGCTTCGATATCGTCCGTCACCGGCGCTTCTGCTTCGATCCAGTCGCAAAGCCCGCCGAGCGTCCGGTTCGCCATAACCGCGGCTCCGATCGCGCCGGTCATGGCGTCCAAGACCTGCTCGCGGGAGAGCGTCGCGCTCTCATAGGCGGCGATCTCTAGCGGGATGCGGTGCGAATAGAGGTAGGTCAGCGGCGAGAGGCTGACCTCCGGTTCGCCCGGATCGCCGTCGCGGATCACGACCAGCCCGCCGGGCGGAATGCGTTCGGCTTTGGCCAGATTGCGCTTCACTTCCGCGCCCGGCAGGGCAGCGGCGACAAGCGACTTCACTGCCGCAAGGACGGTTTCGCGTTTCGAAGCCATGGGTGACCAGCCTTCAGGATTGCGGCCAATGCCGCGCGATCAGCGAGGGCACGCGCGCGGCTTGCCGCTTGGCGGCGCCCTCGACATCGAGGCGCTTCTTCAGCGCGACCTGCGGCACCAGAATGAACACGATGACGCTGGCTTGGCCTGATTTACGGCGATTGCGGGCGGCAAGACCGCGTATGCTAATCCGGGCATCATCCGCGACCAACAGTGAGGGGCGGCCACGGCGATAGACGAACCGAAGCTTCAGGCCGGTTCGCCGTTGCCAGCCTTCCGGCGTGATTTTTTCGCGCGAGCCAACGGCACTCCGCCCGCTCTTGCCTGCGGCGGCGGTCGGGATCGCCAGGAACAGGCCACGCGCCGAGCGGATCACCACGCCACGATCGAAGGCATCGACGATCTTCGGCGCGCGCGACCAGACATAGGCTGCGGCCTCGGCGCTCTCGCCCACCTCGGGGAAGGTCTTTCCCCGCCATGTCCGCGACAGCCGTTCACCCAAGCCCGCCGCGACGACATCTTCGCGGAGATCCTGCTTCAGGCTGGCGGTGGTTTCGCGCATTCCCGACGTGACAGCGCGTTCGATATCCTTCTCGGTCTCGGCAAGCGCTTTTTCGAGATCTGGGCGCTGGATGGTGAAGCGCATAAGGTTAACTGAAGGTCCTCAACTGACCAGTCGTGGTCTAGAAAAATGTTGGCCGTGGCAGACGAATCGTTCCTTGCCGGTATCGGTTGAGGGCAAGATTGAAATGGCAGAAACTGATCGAGATCGCATGTCAGATGCCATTCGGGTTTGGATGGGCAACCTTGAGAATGAACCTGGCTGGAAGGAGTGGCGGCGAAAGCGGTTCGCACGTACTTTGTATTTCGACGACCCATTCCCGTTGGAAGACCAGCCATTGGAGGAAGTTTTTGTTTTCTCTGACGTATTCGAAAAACAACACGCCGTTGTCATCCAATATATCGGTCTGCAACAGACGATATATTCTCTCAAAGAGTGCGAGTATTACTTTCGGCGGTTCCCATTTCGAGGGCTTCCGGTGACCCGTTATGGCCATCTCACCAACGTGTGTGAGATGTACTTCAGTAGATTCTATGAGTTTAAGGAGAGGATGAAGAAATATTTTGAGGCAGTCAAAGCGGCAGCACCCAATCACGGGTTGGAGATCGGAAAGTTCATTAAGTTTTTCGAAAAGACATTCGATCAAGAGCTACGCGCGCGGAACGGCGTCCATCACGATAGTCGATTCGAGGATATAGCGATTGATCGTGTTTTCCTGACAGAGTCTATTTCATTGAACGATCGCGATAGGGGCTGGAAGCGCGAACATATGGTTGCCTACCGCAAGGTGGTTAGCGAGTGGGCGCAGCGAGTTCGCGTGCGTGGCTCAAAAATGGATGATTTTCTTGAGGCAATCGCCAAAGCAACTCTCTCAACCTGCAGCTTTCTCAAACCTTCACAGCCTCACAACTAGACACCAGCCCGAGCGCATCGCCCATCGGTTTGCCGATGATCCGATAAGTCTCGGCGCCGATCAGGATCAGATCGCCCTCGGCGATTGTTGCCGCCTGTGAGCGTCGGATATCGATGCCGACGGTTGGCAACACGACGCGGCTGTCCCCGAATTCCGCCATGCGGTCGGGCGACTTGCGGATGATGCGGACAGCGACGCCAGCGCCGACGCCGCCCGCCTTCCAAAGCGCGTCCTCGCCGATGTTGGGATCGGCGAAGAGCGCATCGATGGCCGAAGCGAAAGCGTCGATCACGGATCGTTCGCCCGGAAGGAGGAGTTGAGCCGAACACGGCCGATGGTGTTGCCCGCGCCGCCCGCGACCGCCGCCGCGGCGACGCCGATGAGCAGATTGAGCGTTGCGACGGTCGTGCACCGCCGGTTCGTGTCATCCCAGTACACGAGCGCACCGACCGTCCAGGCCTGCGAGCCGATCTTGGTGAGTTCGAACACGCCGGTGAGGTCGAGCGCGACATCGGCAGACAACGCGGCATCGTTTGTGGCGACGCCGAAGAGCTGACCGACCTTCGCGCCCTGGCCGGACGTGAGCGCATAGGGCGCGGGCACCACCACGGTGTTGCCCAGCTGGATGAAGTTCCGCATGGAATGGGTCTCCTTGAGTTCGGGTTAGGCTCGCGCCGCTGTCAAACGCCGGCGTTGAAGAACAGGCCGCGGAAGTCGATCGCCTTGGCGGCGAAGTCGTGCCTGATCTTGAATTCGACGCCATCGACCTCGAACCCGACGCGCTGATCGAGGAAGGGCTCGGACTGGCCTTCGAGACGGCAGTATTCGATCGTGTCGATGGTCGCGGGATCGGCCGCCAGCCACCAGCGCTGCGCACCCGCCGTGTTGAAGAGGCGCGGCTCCTCGATCACGTCGAAGGCGTTGGCGTAGGGGTTGACCTGAGACGCCTGGGCAGGCGTCGTCTGGGCGATGATCTTGCGCGCCTCGATGGCGCGCGTGCCCGGCGCGACCAGAATATAGCGCGGATAGTTGTTGATGATCTGATCGCCGGTGACGCCGGCAGGCGTCATCTCGCGCTGCTGCGTCATGAGTTCGATCGCCTGCGTGAGCGAGGTCTCGGTGATCGCCGCCGCCGTGCCCTGGTTGGCGCGGCCCGCCGCCGCCGAGAACAGGGCGACGCCATCGGCCAGAAGCGGGGTCGAGAGAATCTCGTTGTAGACGAGACCGCTTTCGAGATCGGAAGCCTTCATGCCCGCCGTTCCGAGCGCACGGTCGAAGGCGCGCAGATCGTCATTGACGATGGCCTGCCGGGTGAGAGCAACGATGCGGCCGAAGGTGGCGAGGCGATAAGTTTCCCGGCTTTCCGCGATGGTGCCATAGCTGAACTCGGCGCCTTCCATGACCGGCAGCAGGCCGGGGAAGTTGCCGATCTGTGTCGGGAACAGCGGCTTGAAGTCGGTCGTGGTGATGCCGCGCGTCCAGCGTTCGAAGGTGCGAGGTGCGGTCGTGTAAGCCTGCCGCAGACGCTTGCCCGCGACGTTGGCGAGGATCAGCGGGAAATCGCTGGTGCCATGCGGCCCGGCATTGCGGAGTGCGAGTTGCACCACCTCGTTTGCGGTCATGCCGCGGGTGCGGACGCCAACCTGTTGCAGGGTTTCGCGGGCGATTTCGACCAGCGACATGCCGCGATACTCCCGGGCGCGATCCGGCAGCGCATTCGCCGACGGAGCGAGGCGATGGGCGATCGCTTCGGTGATGGCTTCGCGTCGGGTGACGGTTGCATCGAGCCCCCCTGCCGGGAGGGAGACGGCGGTATGGCCAACGCCGCGCTCATCGCGTTCGGCGAGCTTGTCGAGAATGACGCGACGGGCTTCCTCGATGGCGACACCGCGCGTGACGAGATCATTGGCAAAGGCACGCTCGAGGCGGAAGCGATCGGCCAGGCCAAAGATCGCCGCCACACGCTCGCGCTCTTCCGTGCGAACCTGATCGGCATTCGGCCCAGCAGGAGCCGGATCGGGCGGTGCGGGACTGGCGCGCTCATTGGCGGCAGGCGCGGGCGCGGCCCCCGGCGCGGCTTCACGGGTTTGGACAGGTTCGTCCATGGCGGCAGTCTCCATTGTTCGGGTGTGGGCAGTGACGAGTTCAAAGCGAAAGATCGGCGCCTCGTCCGCCGCGCGGACTTGCGCTCCGGGATCGGCGCCGACGGCGACGAAGGACAGTTCGTGAGGCGTCCAGCGCTCGACGAACCAGCGTTCAGGTTCGCCAACACGTTCGGGTCGTTCGACGCGCACCTTGTCGATGCGGTAGCCGACCGAGATGTTGCGGACGATCCCGTCGGTGACGAGCGCGAACAGGCGATCGGCGGCTTCATCGACGCCAGGCTTCGGGAAGCGCAAGGCGGCGCGGCCTTCGCCCTTGTCGATCCAGGCGCGATCGACGACGCCCACAATCGCGCGCGTCGTCCATTGCGAGTGACTGTCGAGCACGGGCGCGCCGGCATCGAGGCGCGAGAGATCGACCGCATCGCGCGAGACCACGAGGATTTCCTCGTAGTCGATTGCGGTATCAAAGCCGGTCCAGCGGCGGCGGCGCACGGACGCTCCGGTGGTCCAGACGACTTCGACGGTTCGGGTCTCGGCTTCGATGGAGGCGACCGGCGCAAGCCGGGTCTGCATCGGCAGCGCATTCGCCATAGGCGGCGCGCCGCGCGAAGGCGGTTGAGCAGGTTTCATGGTGTCCTCGAAAGAGATCAGCCGCCGGGCTTGGGCTTCGACTTGCCCGGCTTCTCGTTGTCGGCGGTGTCGGCGGCCGGATCATTCGGGTCGGGCTGCGCGGTGCCCGCCTTGGTCATCATGCGCGGATCGCTATCGAGCACGATCTTCAGCCGATCGAGCAGAGCATTCATTTCCGCGATTTCGCTCAGCTGCGAGGCCGGATCGTAACCCTGCCGTGCGATGGCCTGGGCAAGAGTCATGGTGCCGGAGCGCAGCATCAGAAGATCGGCCTGCGCGTCCTTCAGGGGATCGACGGCATCAAAGCGCGGCGGTTGCCATTCGACCTTGACCACGGGGTTCGGGATCAGGCCCGCAACCCAAGCGGCTTCTGTGAACCAGCGCCAGACCGGTTCGCAGAAGCCCGGGATCACCAATTGCCATTGCAGGGCATCGACCATGCGCCGGAATTCGACGAGACCGCCGCGCAGGCTCGAATAGTTGACCTGAGACAGATCGCCGGTGAGCAGCTCGTAAGGCACGCGGTATCCGGCGGCGATAATGTGCAACTGCGCCCGGAGCCATTCCGAGACGCCAGCCGTCGAAGCGGGCTGGTTGAACTTGATGTCCTTGCCGCCGCGCGCATAGGCGATCAGTCCGGGCTCGAACTGTTCAATGGTCTTGCCTTCGGCATCGACGACGGTCGGCGCGACGCCCTGATCGGCCTCATCGGCGCCGAGCACCACGCCAACAAGGCAAGCTTCGGTTTTCTTGCGGACCAGTTCGGCGTTGGTCCAATCATCGAGATCGCGCATCGCCCGCATGGCTGGTGCGCCCCAGGGCACGCCGCGGCTTTGCACGCGCTGGCGCTCGAAGAGATGGGCGACTCCATCCGCAGGGACGCGCGCCGAGGTGAGGCTGCGCGACAGCGGCACGCTGGTGTCGCCGGGATGGTCGGGAAACAGCCAATAGGCGCGGCGTCGGCCGATGGCGTCATATTCGATGCCGCGCACGATCCGTCCGCCGTCGGGAAGGGCACCGATCTTGGTGTCGTCGAGGTGATCGGCTTCGAGCAGTTGAAGCTGCAAGGGCACCGGCAGCTTATCTTCGGTGCGGCGGATACGACGGCGAAGGAACACATCGCCGCCTTCGATCATCTCGCGCACGGCGAGCGTGGTGAGCCCGTGGAAATCGGCGAGACCATCTGCGTCCGATCGCGCTGCCCAGGCCTCCCAGAGTTCATTGATCCTGTTGTCGAGCGCATCCGTTCCGGCCGCCGCGCGCGGCCTGATCCCGGCGCCGACGATGTTGTTCACCAGCACCGCGACGGCCTTCGCCGCATGCGGATTGTTGCGTGTCAGATCCCGCATGCGGTCGCGCAACCGCGACGCACCGGAAGCGATCTCGCCATCGGCGGAGCTGGACGATGACCGCCAGCCATCGGTGCGCCTGCCGACCGCTGCGCCGTCATAAGCGCGCGCCAGCTTCTCGAACGCCTGGCGTTCCAAAAGGCGCTTGCGGGCGGCGCCCGGCGCGACGCTGGCGAGGGCGCGATCGATCCAGTTCGCGGCCATCAGCGATCACCGCGGCCGAAGCTTGCGAATCCCGCGATCGGGCGCGGATTGCCGGATGTGGCGGCGATCTCGGTCTCGATGGTGCGGATGCGTTTCAGGAGATCGTCCGCCGAGCCATATTCGACGGTCTTGCCGTCATAGGTGACGCGCAACGTTCCGCCCGCGAAAGCGCGCTTTAGCGCATCGAGTTCGGTCTGCGTCCAGGGCAT